GATGGCACACTTGTTACCATAAATTTTTTATCATCAAAGTCAGATGCCGCAAAATTAGAGTTAGTTGCGGAAGAAAAATTATCTAATAATATTATATCTTGAGCACTTATGTTATGAGAAGTGCTAAAAGTAATAGTTACTGTTGGTGATCCGTTGGTCGTGGTGAACGCACTTGTAAGAGTGGTCGTAGATTTGATTGGATGTATATCATAAAACACACCTCCAGAATAAGCGTATAAAATTCTGTTTGTTCCAATAATAGAATATTTAATACTTGTGCTACTAACAAAATGATGAAGTCCTCTACCAGCTCCTGTTAAAAAATTAGTGCCCGCTAGTTGTTTCCAACCACCTATTTTTTCAGGTATACCGTATCTAAAACGAACATTATCACAATCTATCCACTGACCCTCTGCTCCTGTGGCTGTAATTTGTTTATTTATTCCTGGCTGAAACCCTATCTTTTGTAGCATAATTACCTTGTTATTTTAGAAGTATTATCATAAATTACCAATTTATGAAAGAAATTGCAACAATACCGCTGTTTGCAACACCGCTCACAGTGTACGAAATTGAACATATAAATCAAGAAAAAATAGAAGAAATCTTAAAATCTGTCAAATATAAAACCATAGATAAATTACCTAATCACAGCTGCATTAGTGAGAGCTTAAATATTTTAAACGAACACGAAGATCTAAAAGGTTTGAAAGTTAAGATAGACCAGGCCATAGATAATTTTTCACAAAAGATTATAGGCAATACGGAAACAAAACTATCTTTAACAACTTCTTGGGCTACTAGAACAGGACCAGGAGAGGCCTCAGACATACACAAACATTCTAATAATATGTTTTCTGCTGTTTACTATAATTATAAAACTAGTCCTATAAGATTTTACAGATATAACAATGAGACTAACATGGAACTTTTACCTAAAAAATATACAGTGTATAATTCTAATTATTGGGACATAACTCCTTTAGATAGATTTTTAGTAGTCTTTCCATCTTATCTAAGACACTGTATAATTCGTAATAAAAGTGGCAACACTAGATACTCTGTAGCCTGTAATTTTCATCCTACTGGAGACTATGGAAGAGGAGACAGTAGTTTATTCGGACTTACGTTTAAAAGTGTCTGGTAAACCAATAAACTCTCTACCATCAAATTCATTTTTCCCTGACCAATTTGAATCTGTATCATTGTAATGTAAAAAAACTTGAGTGCATATGTCTCCATTAAAAGTCTCTCTCCAATGTTCTAAGTCATATCCTTTGTAGATAAGCATATCACCAGGGTTTAAATCTACTTTAATACCAGAATGTGCCTGTTGTTTTACTTTTGTATTTGACTCTGTGATGTAAGTAACATTATCTTCACCAGTTGGATCAACATATATTGGCCACATATCACCTCCTAGATTCATAGTTGTAGATATCTCACAACTAGGTCTATCTTTGTGTCTAGCTAAAGCGTTACCTTTATAATAAATTCTAGCATAAGAATATGTAGGAACTAAATTTAAATTAGTTTCTTCTTGCATTTTTTTCTGCATGTCTATTAAAAGAGTTTCCATAACTATATCTGCATAGTGTGCATAAGAGTTTGGAACTTGAGGATCATTGAACGTTCCCATAAAAGTTATGTATGGAGAGACGGTTCTTTCCTCCAACATTCTTTTAAAAACTTTAGCTTTTAATACAAAATACTTATGACAAAACTCTGCTAACTCTGGTGAGATAGCATTTTTAATTATTTGATAACCTTTTTCTTTAAAACTCATATTAAAAATTAAATGCTATTGATATTCTTTCTCCATCTTGTTGTAAAGGTGACACCATATGTCTTAAATAAGATCTAAAAATAAGTAAACAATTTTCTTTCATGTCTTTTATATGATAAGTTTCTGCATTTATATCACATATTTCTAAATTTTTTAATGGCAACATATCTGGTAAAGGATTTTCAAAAGTTACTACTGGATAAGGTTTGGGTGTTTGCAAAACAAATATTGCACTAAAGTGGCTGTTTGAATGATAGTGATATTCTTGATAGTCTCCTTTTTTATATATATTAAACCAAGAGTTACCACATGTATAATTATAATTTGATTTTAGTTCTTTTGCATATATGTTTACTTTCTCTGTTACAACATCTATTAATTTTTTAAATTTAGGATTGTCTTTTAATTCATAGGTCCCTAAAGTATTATAGGTGTTACAGTTCCAATTATCCCCACCTGTTTTAATTTGTTTTTGAATATCTTTACACTCTGTAATCATTTCTTCTAAATATTCTTTTGAAACCAAAGAGTTTGAAGAAAACAAAGTATTCGTAAATATTCTTTGAATATGGTTCATATTAAAATATTTTACCTTTCTGCCATTCCCAAACAAAAGATGACATTTTTATTTTATTATATATTTCGTACTCCATATTTAAATATTTTAATATTTCTTCTTTTTTAAAATATTGTTTTATATCAGGTCCTTTATTAAGATGAAACGATTTATTAAAATGCATTTCTAAAAAAATTTTTAAGTCAGATAAGTCTATATACCAGTCTACACAAGAGTTTATTAAATACATACTTTGATAAGCAGTGTGACTAACATTACCTTTTTCTCTAGACATTTTTTCGTGATAGGTTGAAAACAATTTGTCTAACGAGATATCTGTTACATCTATATTTTGTCTTTCAATATCATAACAAAGCCCTGCTACAAATCTTTCATATGGATCTCTAATAACAGTCCAACAAATCTTATCTAAGTTTCTTTTTTCAGAATATTTTGGTTGTAGATGTTCAATTGTTTTTAAAACACTAGTGCATGCATTTTTGTGAATTAACAAATATTGAAAACTATCTGTTTCATAAAACTCTAAATTTTGAAAGTACATTATGACCCAAACTCCACCCAACCAGTTATAATATATTTATCTTGTTTAGGTGGCAACCCTTTATGGGGATGTGTAAAATAAGCTGGCCATACCGCCAGTTTTCCTTGCACTGGGTTTATTTTTAAATCTTGATCAGGAAAATAAGTTTCACCCTCTTCAACAGTATTTAAATAAAGTATAAAAGCAAGTATTCTATTTCTTGATTGTATATCAGAAAGCTCACAATGAACTTGGTGATAACCCTCACCTGGTTTTGTTTTTTGTAATTTAGTATCATATATTCTATGACCTTGTATTAAATTTAACATGTTATGCTTTTCAGCATATTTAGGATAACAATCTCTCCAAAACACTTCTAAAAAAAGTTCATCGTAATACTTTAAATTTATAGATTCATCTTGAATATGTTCACTATTTCTTTTAAATCTTTTTATATCTTTCTGGTACAGATCTACATAATGATTACAGATTTCTTTTGAGTATGCGTTTTCAAAGATAGCTATGTGGTCTATTAGTTTCATTTAAAAAATATTTGTAATGTTAATCTTTCTTCTGGAATATTGTAATTTAACAAAGTAGTTCCATGTTTGGTGTTTCCTTTATTAATTATAAGTTTATTAAACTCTGGTTTTTCAATATTAAATTTATCGCCTTCTTGCCAAATATATAAACCACCCCAATCTACTTCCCAATGTTTGTTTAAATAAATAGTGCAACCATATTCATAATTACTATCATTGTGCATGGGTATATTACTTCCTCTTGTCCAAATATAAAAATGACCCACTATTTCTTTATCTTTAAATTTATCATCTAATTCTATAAATTTAGATTTAATATAATTAAGCTCTTCTTTTTTTATTTCATAGGCTAAAACTAAAGAAGAACCTTTTACAATATTTTCTCCCCAATTAATATTAGACTTCCATATAGGTTTATATTCTTGAGATTCTTTTATAATATTTTGTATAAAATTATTTATAAAAGCCTCATCTAAAAAATTATTTTTTACTGTAATCATTTATAAGGCTGACCTAAACTCCAAATAACTAAAGAGTATCTAGTTCCTTTAGTTACTGGTTTTACCCTATGTTGTACAAAACTAGGAAAAATAACCAAAGATCCTTGAGATTTTATTTCAGTACAAATTCTTGTGTGATGTTTTTTATCTGGTTCACTTGCTCCAAAATCAAACTCCAACTCTCCGCCCTCGTAATCCTCTGGTTTTGAAAGAACACATGTAACAGATAGTTTTCTTATTTTTCCATAAAAATTTTTATTCTCTAAATTACTGTATGGTTCTTCCCAAGAATCACAATGCCAACCATAGTATTGATCTTTTTTATATTTTGTAAATTGACAGGCCTCTGAGTAATCCCATTCAAAATTCCAACCAGCATTTTTATTTGCTTGATGAACGTATGGATGTATTTCATTATATATCCATGGTTCACTTAACCAAACCACATTAGAATTTCTTTTCTTTTTTAAATCTTTAAGTTCTTTTTCAGATAGAATTTCTCCCTTATCTGATTTAGCTTGGTAGCCTCCAGTTAGTGCTGTCTCTTCTTTTTTTTCATTACCGTACTTAATTAAATCATTACAAAATGATTCAGGTAATGCTGATTGAAAATACCAATAATAATATTTTAAATTCATTCTTTATTGGTATAATAATATATTAAAATAAAATTAAATCAA